AGAGAGCGTGCCTATGCTACCTATCTACGATTAAAGACGCTCGCACTTCCTACAGGGACATCGGGACAACAGCAATTACTTCAAGCACCAGGGGCTATTGGAGGGGGTTTACAAACTCGACAGCAACAAGGTATTCAGCCTTTTATATTCCAGGGAGAAGCGACAGAAGGGTTTGGGCGTGCATCAGAAAGAGCTGCACGACAAACACAAATATTTGAAGGTTCTCTCGTTACCGCTAAGGCGAAAAAGGATGCCTTAGATAGAAATTTACGAGATACGGCACAGAATACACTTCCTGGTTTTAATAGTGCTCTCACAGCTACTATAGCTATTCTTGCCTTATTTACAGTACGATCTATTCTCCGTGAACTACAACAACTTGGACAGACACTCTTTGAGACTGGACGTGATTTTGAAAATACGTTTGCCCTCTTTAGAGCAGGAGCACGCAATGACGTAGAAGAGGGTAGCCGTAGGATGGCTGTTGCGGCAGATGTAGCGAAAAAATTAGGACTAGGACTCCAACAAACCAGAGAGGATTACGCACGGCTTTCAGCAGCAGCATTGGGGAGTAGTTTAGAAGGAGAAAAAATAGAAAAAGTCTTCCGTGGTATTGCTGCTGCCCAAGCAGTATTGGGACAAAATACAGAAAAAGGGACAGGATTAATAAAAGTATTTACTGATATCCTTGGTAAAGGCCGTTTACAGTCGGAAGAATTAGTAAAGCAGTTAGGTAATATTGTCCCTGGTTCTATCCGTGTTGTGGCTGAGAGTTTAGGGATGGTCCCACAACAGCTCTCACAAGCTATTCAAAGAGGGACACTTGGCGTAGAGCAAGTATTGACCAGTCTAGCTGCTGAGTTTGAGAAACGATATGGCTCAGAAGCTGTTAAAAATATTAATAGATTAGGTGGGGCATTCAATGTTCTCAAAACAGCTATTACAGAAGTCCAACAAGTTGCTCTCAATGCTGGTGTGGGGCCTGGACTGATATCTGGCTTTAAAACGCTGACAGATTTCCTCAATGAAAAAGAAACACGTGTAGCGGTTGCACAACTTGCCAATTTTATTACCAATGTACTCGGTGCAGCATTTCTATATCTCATAAATATTCTCCGCTTTCTCAGAGATAACTTAGAATCAGTTATAAAACTCTTTGTATTTCTCACCAGTGCAGCATTTATTACAGGTATTCTTACCTTAGTCCGTGCTTTTGCATTCTTGGGAAATGTCTTACTTAATATGAGTTTGATTGGAAGAGTAGCTATTTTTGCAGGGTTGATAGCATCTATGATCCTTGGGAAAACAGCAGCGGATAAATTTGCTGAAGGATTAGAAGGAGCACAGAAGAAATTTGAGGATATGCAAAAAGAGCAAGAACGGTTACTTCAGTTACAAGCAAAATCAAATGATAATTTACCAGACTCTACACGTGCACAGCTTGAAGCACAAGAGAAAATAGATAAAGAACTCCGTATATTTAATCAAGATTTACAAAACCAAATTATCCTTCTTGAGAAAACAACAGGTGGAATGTCCTCGCTGAGTATAGAATATGAAGCATATGGAAAAGTTTTAGATCGTGTTACAGCGTTAGAGCGTACAGAAGTATTTGAACGTCTCAGCACTGGAGATAAAGAGAAAGCAAAACAATCGGTTATTAATCAATTCTTTGGGCCTGAAGTGCAAGCCTTAGCCCTCCAAGAAGCAGCGAAACTTGGACAGACGATGGAACAGGCACTCTTGGGTATTCGGCAGAGAATTGCTAATACGAGAGCATTGATTCCTCTTGTTCAAGGGGGTGCAACTACTGGTATCCTTGAAGTAGAACGGGATTTTTTAGACCAAATACGGGAACTTCAAGAAAAATACGCAACGATACTTGCCAATGCGCCAGCCTCACAAACGGATAGAATAGCGGAAGCGTTTAAGAAACAAGCAGAAGCGATGCGACAAGCAGCGGTAGAGGCAGGTGTCCTTTCTGGTAGACTACGACAACTTACACAGGTGCAACAAGGGGAAGAAGAACTCCAGTTCCAGCGAGCAGCACTCCGTATCAGTCTCTCAGCACGGAATATTGGTATTACTTCAGAAGAATCAGGGGCACCAGGAGAACTTGCACGTGCCTTTCCTATGAGGGGAGTACCGACCAGTTCACGTGTCCTCTCTGACCTTACACAAAATATAGATCGTGCTGCACGTCAGCCTACACGGACTACCACTGTTGAACAAACAACGGTAGGATCACAGGTTGCGAATGTAGGGAGTATGCAAGCAACTGTCACAGGACCAGCAACGATTAACCTCAGTGGTTCTGTTACGATGAACGGGCAAAACATGAGTGGGGGACAACCTATTATTCCTGGTTCAAGAGGTGGGATTAGTATAGGGAATGTTGAACCAGCCAATCCGGTTATCCGTGGAGCATATGAAGGGTCTACACTTCAGAGAGATATTAAAGAAGCAATGAAACCGGAACTTGCTGGTGGAGGGGTGATTACACCAGCAAGAGTTATGGGAGCTGCACTGATTGCTGCAACTGCTGTTCAAGCATATGTGGCGACACGTCCAACGGATACACGTACAGAACTGAATAAGTCTATTGGAGAAGCCTTACGTGCTGAGAAGGCTGCATCAGTGAGAGATAGGGGTGATGGCTCTCAAATTAGTATGTCGATAGATATAGAAAAACAATCTGCTGGTGCTCCAAGACCTGTGCAACAAGCAGCAGCAACCGTTCAGACGATTACCACAACCACACGTGAAATGTTACGGCAGCAAGATACGATTCAGACAGCCTATGAAGATACTCTAAAATCAGTAGAACGTCTGACAGACATACAAGTTTCTGGCCGTTCTCGTACCCGTATAGAAGCCGAACGTGAAATTGCAATACTTACTGCTATACGAGATTTATATAGGGAGACAGGAGTTACAGCAGAAGATATTGCTAATCAAACACCGCGTTTTTTTGCTCAACAAGAGAATGCTATACGGCGTGGTGCACAGGCACTTGAACTCTTTAACATAGAAAATAAAAAAACGTCTCAAGACTATATTCGATCTATTGAAGAAGAAAATAGAGCGATTCAAGATCAAATAGATGTGCTGCAATTGGATGTGACACAGCGACAGGCAGAACTAGAGTTTAAGCAGAGGATTCGAGAAATAAATGAACAAATTATTGATCCACGACAACGCCAAGAAGCGTTAGCTCTCGCACGTGCCAATAAAGAATTGAAACTTTCCTATGAAGAACTGAACGGTCCACTGAGACAATATACAGATAGTTTGGGTAGTTTATCAAATCTCAATCTAGAGTTTCAGAAACTCTCTGTCAACGTTCTAAGTGGGGCTCAAGACCTTATTCTTAATTTTGATCAAGCATTAGAGCGGAGAGCAGGAGAACGGCAAAGTACGATTCAGGAAAGTATCAGTAAACGGCAACGGAGTTTAGAATCACAAGCACGTGAACTGGAACGAAATCTTCCCTCTGGACAAAATTTACGGGATGCTGACCAATCCAGACGCGCACTCCAAGCACAGAAACTCCGTGAGGAAGTTGAACGACTTGGACAAGCCACACAGGACATAGAAACTAAATTCTCTGTCTTAGATAAGGCAGGTATTTTCTTCTCATCCTTAGCAGACATTGTTATAGAAAACATCAAGAAGATGACATTAGAAATACTTATATTTAAGCCACTTGCTGAAGAACTCCAAATGGCGTTAAGTGGGACATCAGATAGCACGAAAGGGTATAGTGGTTTACTGAGTGGAATATTAAAGCTTGGTGGTGCAGCAGCATCAGCCTATGGTGGTACAGGAGGTTTTACAGGAGGGGATTTTCCTGGTGCTGCAACAGGAGGTATGGTGACTATTCATGGTATCCGTCATTTTCAAAATGGTGGATTTACAGGGATGGGTACGGATACTGTACCAGCGATGCTCACTCCAGGGGAAATTATTCTCAATAGAGCACAGCAGAAGAATGTAGCATCAGCAATGGATAGTAGTAGAACTTTTGCGTTTAATATTGTGCTCCCAAACGTTACCACAGAAGAACAGGGTAGACGGACAGGATCACAGATAGCGTCAGAAGTCTACGCTCGTTTAAATAGAGCGAACAAAAGAGATGGACTTACCAGATGATCACTGACTTTCATAATGTCTCACTGGATACATTCATATCATTGGGTGCAAAGGTTGAGATTAAATTTATGACTCAAGTGCATAGTATGCGTGAAGGAGAAGAAGAACGGGTAGGGATGTGGCAAGACCCGTTACGGACATATAATTTTTCTCCAGCCTTACGTGACCAAGCGGATTTGAGCTATATTATAGATTTTTATAGAGCACGTTTAGGAAATAGATACACCTTCAAGATACTTGATCCTACTGATTATCAAGCAACGGCACAACATTTTGGTAATGCTGACGGTGTACGTACACAGTTTCAATTATGTAAAAATTACAATTCTGGTATTCCTGGTGACACACATACCTATATTCGGCCTATATTTCTCCCAAATTCTCCTATACAAATATTTGGAGATACTATACCAATTACTTCTGGATTCACAGTTGATTATACAACAGGAACAGGTATCGTGACGTTTACAACTCCCCCTGCTGGTTTACTTAGCTTGACATGGACTGGTACGTTCTATACGCCAGTAAATTTTATAATAGAAAAACTCCCTACATCTGTTGAAAATTTTGAACAGTTTGATACCCCGATTACTGCTATAGAGAGACGTGCAACTGCATTAGAAACAATACTTCAGGAATCTGAGATTCCCGATTTCGTTGAGGCACGCTTTCCAGAGCCCTATGCAGAACGATCTTCTATAGGACCAGGGGTAAATGCTGTTGTTATTAACAGCGATAGTGGTGAGATGGAACGAGTTACACATGTCACAGAACCGAAAGTAAGTTTTATTATCTCTAAGGAGTATCGTAATAAATTAGATATGGAAACTATTCTTCATTTCTTTCTTTGTAGAAAAGGTCGGTTATCTGGTTTTCGGATGAAGGATATCACAGACTTTCAGTGTTTAGATGAACATGTTATAGGGACTGGAAACGGTGTTCTCACAACATTTCAGCTCATAAAAAATTATATTTCTGGTGCATTTGTTCAGCAGAGAAATATTACGAAACCTGTGGTAAGTACCTGTGTTGTTTATATAAATAGTGTTGCTGCATCTCCACAACCAACGATCAATCCAGCAACAGGTGTAGTAACGTTTGCAACACCACCAACAGGAACAATATCATGGACTGGTACATATGATGTTCCAACACGATTTGACAGTGATATTCTATCTATTTCTATACCAAGTGGATTTGATTTTTACGATATAGAATCTATTGGTTTTATTGAAATCATGAACACATTGCCAACGGTGGTATACAATAACCCACAACCATTCTCAACTATTGTGACTGGATGTGCACTTCCAGCTTTACAGGATTTTAAAGCCGTAGATTATTATGTGCAATTCAGCTCTGGCGGTTCTGCAGCAACTCTTTATCCGTTCTCAACAGATCCACTATTTTTTTCTAAAATGGCAAGTTGGTATAATTCTATAACCGTTGGCTTTGTTATTTCTCATGTACCACAAGATGCAAATAAAAGAACACTCTTTTCGCATAGAGCACCAGGGCAAATTACCAGTTTAGAACTCAGTAATTTTGGGATGAAAACGAAGTCTATAAGCATACTTGGTTATGATGGGAGTATTCTTTTAGAAAATGGCTTTGATTCACTTACAGGATATTTTCTAAATCCTCTTCCTCAGATACCCGAAGGTGGGACTTTTTCACAAGTATCATCTTCTGAAGATGATGATATGCATTTATATGTGATGACATTTGCTTATCATGGAAGGTTATATTTAAGTGGTTCTTCTTATGGTTCTAGAACTTTTTCAGAGCATGGACATAGTATTGCAACAGCAACAAGTGATCCACCAGGAATTACCCCTTATCTAATTGTAGGTGCAAAAAATTATGGACTTTATTACTTAGAGAGAGAATGGGATAAATACAATGTTGATTCTTTTAATAACTGCGCTATAGGAGGGAAGGCTATATTTCCTGCTTCTGCTCTCGTAGCAGATCATTTTGGTGGACGTTTATATGAAATGGTTATATGGATTAGTGGCAGTCGAGCTGCGACTTTTAATACGGTGTCTATTGGGCATGAATACTTATTACGTTATTGGCTAGGTCAATACGGAAATGAGTTTACAACACCCACTATACCTCCATTTCAAGGATATCCATACTGGAGAGCTGATCCTGATACTATGGAATTAAATATAAACTCAGTAGAGAAGTGGAAACCAGCATACGTCAATAACCCACGTTTTGGAAATGTAGGTTTTTCGTGGTATCAACCAAATACTGATGGATTGGCGACTGGAAGACCTACTGTGAATGCTGTTGCTGCAATAGATCGTCCAAAGGTTCGTAATCCTATTAAGCTCTATAATGGTAGAGAAATATTCAAAGGTGGGTAACGATGCGAACGGCAGTATTAACCGCTTTTAAAACATACCTAACAACGAAGATAGGGAAAACACTTGCACGTTGTATAAGAATTAATACTGTATTTGGTGTAACCTATGCTTTCACATCACATACACGTGATCTTACAATAGGTGAAGATGTCTACTTGAGTCTCCAAGGTTTCCAAATATCTGATGTGCGTTTTTCAGAATTTCTTGTACCAGGAACACTAACAGTGAGTGCTTTTCTTTATCCAGACTTTGAGAGTGCTGTCATAAATGGTTTCCTTGATAACGCTGCTGTTGATGTTTTTACTATCAATTATATGAATTTGAACTTAGGAAAAATTATTGAAAGCACTGGACGTGTAGGTGAGATTACACGTATGGATGGGCTAATACAAGTAGAAGTGCGTGGCCTTGCTCAAGTGCTTGATACAAAAATTGGACGGATATTTTCTCCGTCATGTGATGCAGATTTAGGGGATAGTCGTTGTAGAGTACAGATATTTCCTATCTCAAATTCTATGCCTTGTACTGTAGCAGGATCACCAACAAATAGTATAACACGAAATGATGGCGGTTCATTTCTAGAAGATGGCTACACGTTAGGGAGTGTTGTTGTTGTCTCAGGTTCTCTTACTGCAAATAACGTTAGTGCTACCATATCTTCAATTACCAGTTCTGTGATTGTTTTAAGTGCAACACTAACGAACGAAAGTAGTATAACTCTTACTATTGTGCAATCTACAAATTTTTGGCAGAGAGGAACAGTAACGTCTACCTCAACAGATAGAAAAGTTATACAAACCTCTACAAGTTTTGAAAGTGGATTTGCCAATCAAGGAAGAATAATATTCAAGAGTGGTGAGAATGACCGTATACACCGTGATATCCGATTTAATAATAGTGGGCTGATTCAGACGTATCTACCTTTCCCAAGTTTACCACAATCTGGAGATATTATTGAAGTCACTGCAGGATGTGATAAAAAAGCTTCAACATGTAAAAATAAATTTAATAATAAAATAAACTTTCGGGGATTTGACTTTGTTCCAACAAATGAGGCAGTATTTTACAATCCCTCTGTTGGAAAACTTGAAGATCAAGAATTTTATACTCCACCTAACTAAGAGCTATGTATGAATAGAGATGATATAGTTCATGAAACCTATGAGTGGGTGAATACTCCATTCCAACATTTTCAATGTTGTAAAGGCATTGGTGTTGACTGTGCACACTTGGTAATAGGTATTGGAAAGAGTGTTGGTTTACTCCCAAGGAATTTTGTAGTGCCGTTTTACACAGCACAATGGCAGTTAAGTTTTCCTACACTTCTTCTTGATACGTTGAATAATAGTGGATTTCGTAGAAAGCCTATAGAAGAAGCATTACCTGGAGATATTTATATTTTGCGTTTTCGTTCTATCCCTCAACATACTGCTATTATTGTGAATGATGGATGTGTTGTCCATGCGCGTATTTCTCAAACATTACGAAAAGTTGTGGTAAGTCGATTTATCCATGAGCGTATTCTAGAAGCCTGCTACACCTATCCTGGGATAGAAGGTTGAGTTTACTATGAGTAGTGGGGGTCAGATTGGGGCACTAGCAGGGGGTATAGTAGGAGCTGCAGTAGGATTTTATTTTGGTGGTTTTCAAGGTGCTGGATTAGGTTTCTCTCTTGGGATGACTGTTGGTGGTATTGCTGGCAATGCTATTGATCCAGTCAAGCCAAAGAAAACAACACAAACACCAGGAGAAAGCCTTAAAGATATTTTCATCACCTCCCCTGCTCTTGGTGTGGGTATACCAAGAGTATTTGGTATTTATCGTATTAGTGGAAACATTATTCATGCAACAGTAAAAGAAGAACATATCATTGAAACAGATGTACAAACAGCAGCAAGCCCACAACCAAAAGGGAAAGGGGGAGGGAGTGCCACTACGACAGTTAAACAGAAAATATACACAACGACGTTAGCTATTGCTCTATGTGAAGGTCCAATTTCTAAGATACTCCGTGTATGGCTTGACTTAGATTTAGTCTATGATAATGGTAATGATCTTGGAAGATTTAGGCTTGTCCTTGTTGATGTAGAAGAAGGATTGAAAGTTGCACATAGTATTGATGAAACACTTGAGACAGCTATTGTTCACGTAGGGACAGAAGAACAAAATCCCGATGCAACGTTAGAAGAAATACATGGTGTAGGAAATGTCTCAGCATATAGAGGCTTGGCATATGTTGTTATTAAAGACCTTAATCTTGGAACTTCAGGACGTGTGCCAAATTTTACTTTTGAAATTCAACATTCTAATGGTCCATCGAACACAGAAGGTTCAGGAGCAACAGTGGGTTTGGTCGTGGGACTTGGTTCTGTTTCACATCTTACAAATAGTTCTTTGACGAATAGTGTTGGGGAACTGACAGGATATAAAACAGAAACTCTTGAAGTTATTGGTACACAGAATGCAAAACTTTCTCCACGTGGCATAGCATATTCATCAGTAACAAATAAGTTGGGAGTTATAAGCTTAGGATTAGGAGATGGACAAGATACAAATACTGATATGCTAACTGTCTATGCTGGTGATTCTTATAATATGTTTATCAATGATTATCAAGTCCGTGTTGCAGGGGAGATAGCAGCACATGCGGTTGTAGGGGTAAAAGACATCTATGCTGGTGGAAACTATTTTTATATTTATTTAGAGCAGATACAAC